CCTCACGGGAGGCGGCGGCGGCCAGACGAGCGCCAGCACGTCCGCCACCGCGTTCGCCTCCACCACCGTCCCTACGCTGGCAGCTGACACGTACTGGAAGTTCGCTGCACTGCCGTCCTCCAGCCAGAACTGGACGGTCTACCACCTGGCGCTGCAGCTCATCCCCGGCGCCTGATCCTGGCTCTGATCCTGCCCGCTGTGATGCCCGCCTACCAGCTCACCGCCCCCGCCGCCGAGCCCGTCAGCGTGGCCGACGCGAAGACGGCCGCCCGCCTCACCGGCAGCCACTGGGACGGCATCGTGGCGGCGTCGATCGCCACCGCGCGTGCCGTGGCCGAGCACGAGACCGGGCGGCGTCTGGTCAGCCAGGTCTGGCGGCACGAACTCACCGACTGGCCCGCCAGCACCGACCTGCTGCCAGAGCACGCGCCCACCGCCGTGGCCATCGCGTACTGGAATGGCAGCACCTGGGCCACGCTGGCGGGCGAGAGCTACGTCTGGTCGCCCATGGGCCCCGGCCGCGCCTTCATCGCGCTGGCGCCCGTGCTCGACGGCAGCTGGCCCGCGCTGGGCACCGTGGCCCTGGGCCCGCGTGTGCGCGTGGACGTGACCAGCGGCGCCGCCGACGCCGCGGCCGCCGCCGCGGCCTACCCAGAGGCCTGCACGTTCATCAAGGCCCTGGTGGCCGTGATGGTGCAGGACCCCACGCTGACGGCCGGCGAGCACCTGGCGCAGCACAAGTACCTGCGCCACGTGCTCGACCCGCTGCGCCTGTACCGCTGACCATGCCATGAAGACAGCCATGCACCGCGGCGAGCTCAACCAGCAGATCACCTTCGTGGCCCAGGCCGCGGGCACCGACTACCACGGCCAGCCCAATGGTGCGTGGGCCGCGGTGGCCACCGACCCCACCGTGTGGGCCAAGAGTGCCGGCGTCAGCAGCCGCGACATCGCCGCCGGCGGCGTGCACCTGGCCACCGTGGACGCCAAGTGGATCGTGGACTACCGCACCGACGTGCTGCCCACCTGGCGCGTGCGCTGGAACGGCGCCGACTACGCCATCGTGGGCGACCCAGCACCCGTGTCTGGCGGACTCGAATGGCTGGAGATCCGCGGCCGCAAGGTGGTGGAGGCGTCGGCGTGAGCGGCTTCCGCATCGACATGGACGTGGGCGGCACGCTGCGCTACGTCGACGCGCTGCAGGACGGCTGCGAAGTGGCCGTGCGCCCTTCGGCCCAGGCCGGCGCGCAGGTGATGTACGACGAAGTGCAGCGCAACGTCAACGCCCTGGGCAAGAAAACGGGCAACCTGGCCAAGAGCATCTACCAGGTGTTCAGCCGCGACAACAGCCGCCCGCTGCGTGCCGAGTACCACATCAGCTGGAACTACAAGAAGGCCCCGCACGGCCACCTGGTGGAGTTCGGCCACGTGCAGCGCTACGTCACCTACATCGACAAACGCGGCCAGTGGAAGACCCTGGTGCGGCCCGAAATGCGCGGCAAGCCGCGGCCCAAGCGCGATGCGCCGTTGAGCGTGAAGGACGCCTACTACGTGCCGCTGAAGGGCGGCCCGCGCCTGGTGGGTGCGAAGGCGTTCCTGCGCAGCGCCGCCACGCCAGCCAACAAGCGCCGCGCCCAGAACGCCATGGTCGACCGCTGGTGGTGGACGCTCGAGCAGCGAGGCCTGCTCTGAGGCACAGCTGAGGCGCAACCCATGAGCCTGGAAACCAACTTCGTCGCCCTGCTGCAGGTGTGGTGCCCGCGCGTGCACCCCGGTAGCGCGCCGCTGAACACGCCGCGCCCGTTCGTCACCTGGGAGCACATCGGCGGCGACCCTCTGCGCTACATCGACGGCACCGCGGCCGACAAGCGCCACGCGCTGGTGCAGGTCAACGTGTGGGCCGCAACCAAGGCCGAGGCCTGGGACCTGGCCCTGAACATCGAGACCGCGCTCACCGGCTACATCGGTTTCAGCGCGCGGCCCACCAGCGCTGCCCGTGGCCGCACCGAACAAGACGTCGAGCCCTGGCTCTACGGCGCCGAACAGGAGTTCGAGATTCTCGGCACGCGCTGACTCAGCGCCGCCACCACCGCATCACCGCAGTTTTTCGCAGGCCGCCCCGGGCAACCGGTGGCGGCCTTTTCATTGGCCCGAAGGACTCGGGCCTCCACCTCCAGGAGCCCCACCATGGCAAGCGTCCCCACCGGCACCACGTTCTTCATCGCATCGGCCTACGCGGCCGCCCAGAACACCACCATCGTCACCAACGCGGCCGAGGCCGTGGTCACCGTGGTCGGCCACGGCTACAGCAACGGCGACGTGGTCGAAGTCACCAGCGGCTGGGGGCGCCTGAACAAGCGCCACGCCCGCCTCAAGAGCGTGACCACCGACACCTTCGTGCTCGAAGGCATCGACACCAGCAGCACCACGTTCTACCCCACCGGCAGCGGCACGGGCAGCGTGCGCAAGGCGAGCACCTTCACGCAGATCCAGCAGGTGCTGGGCATCCAGACCAGCGGTGGCGAGCCGCAGAACGTGCCGTACAAGTACTTCGAGAGCGACGTGCAGTTCTCGATCAACGACGGCTTCAGCGCCCAGCAGGTGACGCTGGAACTCGACGCCGACAGCATCAGCACCGCCGGCTACACCGCGCTGAAGAGCCTGACCGACGTCCAGACCGACACCTGCCTGCGCATCAACAGCCGCAACGGCTCGGTCGTGTACCAGAGCTGCACCGTGGCGCTGAACGAGGCCATCCAGATGCAGGAAGGCCAGATCAACCGCGTGCCGCTGTCCATCAACGGCACCGGCCGCCTGGTCCGCTACGCCAGCTGAAGCTGGCCACCCCGCACCGACCGGGCCGGTGTCTCTCTCTGGCGAGGGAGCGCCGAGCCCGGCACGGGCACATTGCCACCCCTCGCCAGGACACACACACCGCATGGCCAAGATCAAGCTGGGCGCCCGGCCCAAGAGTTTCCCGCACACCGTCACCGTGCCCATGCCCGAAGGCGGCACGGCCAGCGTGCAGATGCAGTTCAAGTACCGCACGCGCAGCGAGTTCGGCGCCTTCGTGGACAACCTGGTGGCCAGCGCGCGCACCGAGCCGCCGGCCGACCAGAGCGCCGAGGCGGTGCTCTTCAGCCTGAAGCGGGCGCTGGAGCAGACCCTGGACACCAATGCCGAGTACATCCTGCAGATCGCCGAGGGGTGGAACCTCGACGAGCCGTTCAACCTGGCCAGCGTGCGCCAGTTCTGTGACGAGCTGCCCGGCGCGGCCATGGCCGTCATCGAGGCGTACCGCGCCGCGCTGACCGAGGGCCGGCTGGGAAACTGACCGGGGCGGCGCAGGCGGCATTCGAGCCCGACTACGCCAAGACCTACGCCGCCCTGGGCCTTGACGATGCCGACTACGACAGCGACGCCTTTGAGGTCTGGCCCGACTGCTGGCCCGCGTGGAATCTCTTCGTGCAGATGTCTGGACAGTGGCGCGTGGGCTTCGGCGGCCAGTACGCGCTGGACTACACCGCGCTGTTTCTGCGGATGGACCGCATGCGCCTGAGCGACGCGCAATGGGCCGAGCTGTTTGCCGACGTGCGCGTGATCGAGCACGCCGCGCTGCAGGCCATGAAGCAGCAGCGCCAGTGAGCACCTGATGGCCGACGACAGCCGCAGCCCCATCATCAAGCCCGCCGTCGACGCCAGCGGCGTGGCGCCCGGGTTCGAGCAGGTCAAGAAGGCCGCGCGCGACGCCTCGGCCGCCGTGGGCGCCGAAGGGCGCAAGGCCGGCGAAGGCCTCAGCGGCATCGGCGACGGTGCCAAGAAGGGCGTCGACAAAGTCGAGCGCCAGACCGCCCGCTTCATCCCGATGCTGCAGCGAATGCAGGCTGCTGCTGAAACCGGCGGCACCAATACTGCTGCCTTTGTCGAGCGGCTTGCGCAGCTGCGCGGCGCTGACATCCAGGCGCTGCGGCCGTACCTCGACAGCTACAGGGCCGCCGAAGCCGCGCAGAAGAGTGCCACCGCGGGCCTCAACACCATGGGCCTCACGGCCAAACAGACCACCGCCGCGCTGCGCCAGGTGCCCGTGCAGTTCACCGACATTGCCGTCAGCCTGGCCAGCGGCCAGCAGCCGCTGCTGGTGCTGCTGCAGCAGGGCGGCCAGCTGAAGGACGTGTTCGGCGGCGCCGGTGCCGCGGCGCAGGCCCTGGGCAGCTACATCGTCGGTCTCATCAACCCCTTCACGCTGCTGGCTGCTGCGGCGGCAGCCGTGGCCACGGGCTTCGTGCTGGGCAGCAAGGAGCAGCAGGCCTACACCGCCGCGTTGGTGCTCAGCGGCAACGCCGCCGGCACCACGGCCAACCAGCTGGCACAGATGGCGCGCGCCATCGACACCGCCAGCGGCGCCACCCAGGGCAAGGCCGCCGCCGTGCTGACGCAGCTGGCCGCCGCCGGCGAGGTGGGCGCCGTCAACCTCGAGCGCTTTGCGCAGGCCGCCATCGACATGGAGCGCGCCGGCGGCCCGGCGGCCGAGGAAACGGCCAAGGCCTTTGCCGAGCTGGGCAAGAGCCCCCTGCAGGCCGCGCTGCGTCTGACCGAGACCACGCGCTTCCTGACGGCCGCCACGGCCGAGCAGATCCAGACCCTGGAGCGTCAGGGCCGCACGGTGGAAGCGGCCAAGGTGGCGCAAGAGGCCTACGCACAGGCGATCGAGCAGCGCGCTCCGGAAATGGAAGCGAGGCTGGGCAGCATCGAGCGCGCCTGGCGCGCGATCAAGGACGCCACCAAGGGCGCGGCCGACGCGCTGCTCGACATCGGCCGCGCCGACACCCTGCAGCAGCAGATCGCCGCCCTGGATGCGTCCATCTCGGCTTACCAGCGGCTGGGTGAAGGCGGTGGTGGTCTGCTGGCGGTGTTTGGCGCCAGCCAGACGCGCGGCCTGCAGGCCCAGCGCGACGCGCTGCAGGAGC